TGGCAACGATTGCGAACAGGAAAGCCATCTGTCCATGAGTATGTTGGGCCTTGCTTGACTACCTCACAGGCAGTGTTGGGGTATCTATCATCATACACCCTGTTCATCACTACTTGTGCTACCGCAACCTGCCCAATGAAGGGCTGGTCACGGGCTTCGTGATACACATTGAGTGCGATGCAGACAAGTGCTTCAATTATCATTGTATTTTTGTGCTAACACTACGAATATGAAGCACAAGTTCCATCCAATTAAAAGGAAAGCTAGTTCAGTCATGCTGCATCTCCTTCTTCCTCTTTCATTTCTGCAATCATTTCACTGATGCCAAACTCCTCATCAAGTTCTGGGTATTCAGTTATAACTTTCTCTACATCACCAACGCAGTAATCGTTAGGCTCTGTCATGTGTGCAAAGCCGCCTGTGTATTCACCGATATACATCCAGCCTTCATCAAGGTAACGAGCAGTGACCTCAAATCCCATGTCTACCAGCTTGTCAAAGACAGGGACAGGTGGCGACCATGCTGTGTTGAAGTATAGTTGTAGTGTGTTCGCATCAATGCGGTCACAGTGTGCATCATAGATGTCCCACTTAGTTCCCCAATTATCAAGCCGCCATCCATACCAGCCTTGCGGCTTATAATCATCTGAAAAGCCGGAAACATCCAGTAGCTTTTCATCCATAGGAATGAGTGTCTGGCACAGGGGTGTGTCCTCTGTGTTCATGATGTTGTAAATCATGTCAATCATCTTGCTGTCAGCGTGTGACAGGATTACTCTGTTGTCTGTATGATTAGGCATTTTCATGCTCCTTCTGTTAGCTTTTCATCCATTGTGGCATAGTCCTGCCCTTGTTATATCTAGCAAAGCGCAGCTTGTCAACCTTATAGAAGGCACGATACGCTTCAATAGGCCAGTTCTCATCTGTCTTTAGTTCATCGTGACCACTGAAGCATTGTGGGTGTGGAGTTAGAGAGTTTGTTGTATCGGGGATATACTTTGCACCCTCTTTCAGTGCATCATAATGTTTGCCAGCACCATGCTCTTTGCCATAGCGGAATGTATATTCACGCAACATACTGTCGTATAACCTGAAAGCAAATGAGTAGTTACGGTTGTTCTCCATTGCCCACAGAGTGCATGGATGCTTCTGATGCACAGGCTTATACAAACCCATCTCTTGTGCATACTCTGGTGCATGATGCCACAGGCTAGTGCATAGCATCTGTGCTTCTTCCAATGGCATCTTCACAATGTGCTGGTCACACAGTGACCTAGCTATCCAGTCAGGGTGATGTTCAATCAGAAATCTGTTCATGTGTCTGTCTCCATTGATTGTGTTGCTGTTGACATTATCTTTTCATGCTCGTCATGCTCAAGCATTAACTTTGTTTCCTCATACAAGGAAACAAATCCGTGCCACAAATCGGGATGTGTCTCTCGCATTTCTGGGTTTTCAACAAAAAACTCAAGATAACCTTCTTTCATTTCAAAGAGTTGTGTTCTTTCTTCTGTGGTAAGCATTGCTTCACTCCGTTCTGTTCTGTTCACCTGTGTGTTTAGCATGGCATGGCTTGCACAATACCCTGCACTTGTCAATCTCACTTTGTATGACATCCCATGAATAGTTCTTCATCTGACTGACATTTTCATACTTTGTGCTTGGGTCAATGTGGTCAAACTCAAGGAGCATTACTATATGCTGGTGAAACTTCTTTGGAAAGTGTGACCCCCCAAAGCCACACATACAGCAACCCTTCTCAAGTTTGATTTTGTTTATGCGTTCATTGTGTTCAACATACCTAGCACCTCTGTTATTTCGGTTCTGCTGAACAGCAGTCTTGTATGCTTTTGGTGTTCGCCACTCAAGACCTCCTTTCAGGTTGGGGTTTCTGCCCCACAGCATCTTGCCATCCTCTCGCACAAAGCCGCGAGAGACTGTTACATTGTAGTCCTCTGCTGTGTATTGCATAACGATTACTCCTAGTCTGTGTCATACTCTTTCACATAGTTAAACTCAATCCGCAAGTTTGGATACAGTGCTTGCGCCATTTCAAGGGCGTGTTCTACCGCATTGTTCCAGTTGCTCTCTGCGAGGGCGGCAGGGTGAACATTCACCCTACCTTTCTCACTGCCAATAGTCAGTCCTACTTCCCAATACATTATGCTACCTTCCTTGCTTTGCCGCGACCTTGCCGTGCAAGTTCACGCAGGTTGTCAATTTTGAATGAACCAATCTCTACAGATACAGGCTTGTCCTTGTTCTTGCGCTTCATGGCCTTGCCAAGTTGCTTGTGCATATGGTCAAGGATTACACCAGCCACTGCCTCTGCAGTGTATTGGATGTAGCCACCTACATCTGTCTTGGCCTCACGGGTAGGCTCAAGCACAGCATCATACAACTTGTAACGCCCCAGCTTTACGCCATGATAGGATTGGAACAGGGCTTCTACCTTTGCCAGTTTGCGTTCCATCTGTGGTGATGCAAGCACTTGGCCTGTCTTACCAGTTGAACGCTTGTGTAAAGTGCCAGCAGGGATAGTGGTTTCAATGTTGAATGTTGTCATGGTTAAATCTCCTTTGTGTTGGTTGAGTTGTTTAGTCCGACATCGGACTTGTTGGGGTTAGTCTTTTTCATCACGGTCAATCATCTCAAGGATGGCATCATCAATGTAGTCATACAGTGTATCTGAATGCCTTTCAAGCATAGCCAGCAATGCTTCTGCATCTCCAGTGTTGCCCATCAGGCTGTCAATCCAGTCTGCATCAATCTCAATCGTAATCTTACGCATACCACTTCTCCTGTGTCATCTGCTTTGCTTTGCGCTGTGTCTTGCGGTCACGCTTCCAATCGTCACGCTTCGGTGCTTTCTTGCGTGTCTTGTGGACAGGCAGTTTTTCAAAAACTGACAAGTCATTCCAGTCATGGTCAAATTCATTTGTTTTCCGCATTGGTTTGCTCCTTCACTTTCTTGCGGTTGTAACTGCCCTTGCCCTTCTTGGGCGGGACAACTGTAGCACGGCGGCGGTTCTGCATCATTGTCCGTGCTATTGGATTGATAGGTTTGATACGCATTTTTCAAACTCCGTTTGTGTTAGTCCGACATCGGACTTGTTTAGTATATCTAAGTGAATAAAACACTTTCATATAATATTCAAGTGTTTTTTCACATAAGATATACATAAGAGTTTTAAGCCATTGCCACTGCATCGGCTTTCTTCTTGCCATTGCCATGAGCAGGAAAGCCAACGATTGCATCACGCAGTCTGGCACACAGGCCGCATGACTGGCAAGAGACATCATCTTTGATGACAGCAGGACAAACAACAACCTTGCGACCCTTTGGGGTCACAGTGTTTGTGAGTTGAGTGGATGGCAACACAGTTGTGACAGGGGCAATGCCCAAGTCATATAGGTCATCGGCATGAGCCAGATTGTTGCCAGACAGATTGACGACAAAGCCATCACCAACCATCTGCTGAACCACGCTGGCATTATGCTTGCTGTTCAGCACATCATAGTGCGTGTAAGTCCAGCCACGCTTGCCCTTGTTGGCTTCAGACAACTGAAAGTTGGCTTTGGCATCTAGTCGCTTGCCATCACCTGCCAAGTCCCCAGCCTGATTGTGCCGCCAAAGTGTATCAGCTTTCATGCTGGCAACTTTGCCAATGAACACTTGCCAAGCCTCGCCGCGAGTGCCATCAGTCACCTTTGCCCAATGCATCGCAAGCGGGCCAGCGTTGGCATAGCAACCGCCTTCATTGGCATGATTGAATGGGCAGATAGCAGGGCAAGTGCTTGCACTTGTGGTGGATACAGGTATCTTGCCAACTTTTTTGTTGTTGGACTTCATTGTAAGATGGACTTGATATTTCATAACTATAACTCCGTTATATTGTTAGTCCGACATCGGACTTGTGTTTAGCCCCAATAGGCATCCTCAATCCAGCGGTCAGCGTCCTCAATGGACGGACAGCCCACAGACAGGATGCTCTGATACATCCGTGCCTCTGCCTCACGCTCACACGCTACCTGCTCGTCAATGTGACGCTGCATGAAAGCAATCTCATCACGCTTTTCAGCGTCAGAGAGACTGTCAAACCATACGCAACGAGATGCGTTAGGACGAGTGCCATAGCAATCTTTGTGCATATCGGAAAAAAATTCGTAAAGCATTTCAAAACTCCGTTTTGGTGTTAGTCCGACATCGGACTTGGTTAAGTATGTTTAAGTGATAAAACACTTTCACTAAAGTTTCAAGTGTTTTTATCACGATACATACTAAAGCATAGATTCCAGAATGGCTAGAGCCTTTTGCCTGTCAGCTTTACGCTGGCTTTCCTCATATGCTTTCAGCATATTGGACTGCTGGCCAGTGACATAACAGCGAAACTCTGGACGAGTTTCTGGCTCATACGACCGGCTGAAAGCCTGTGTATCCATAGCCGCCCAGCTTGAGCCTAACGGCTTGTGCTTGCCCATTGGTGTAATGTGACGCTTTGCCATCAAACATTCTCCTCACAAATATGTATTCCATACATAACCCCACCAAAACCAAATAGCATAGCTATTACAGCAGGGATAGATTCTGCACTGATAGTTAATATCAGTGACAAAGCAATTAGGCTAATGCCTAATCCAAATGTAATGCATCCTATCAGGATGAGAAACAGTTTTGCTAACATGGTATTATCTCCGATAATCAGGGAAAGTGACCGCTGTTAAGCGGCCACCTTGATTTCATCAAGCATTGACAACTGCTCTTTCAGAGCAAGCATGAAGTCCTGAATGGCTACGCCATTAGTCTCACACTGCACAAGAGCCTCGAGAGCAATGTCACTTGCAGTGACAGGTGACTTTTCTTGAGCCTCTGGCTCATTAGGTCCGACATCGGACTTGGATTCACCTTTAGGTGAAGGGTCTGCCTTGACCTCATCTGCTTTAGCAGACTTTGCCATTGCCTTCTGCAAAGCAGAAAGACTTGTGAAGCCCTTCTTTGAGGCTTTGATGAATGCTCTGGCATCCTGTTCGTTTTCAACGAACCACAGAGCCTCTGACCGCCGTCTCTTATCAATTCCATTGATACCACAATCCTTCAGCCTACGGCTGTCAATCCGACCATTGGCCTCTTGCTTGAGAGCAAACATAAGTTTGCCAAGCCGAGTATCAAAGCCATCGGCTTTGGTGTGCTTGGTGAAACGAGCCTTATCACCTTTGGTGATGGACTTCCATTCTGCTGCAAGGGCTTTGCCCTCCAGTTCCAGAGTGTTTGCTTCAGCAACTACAGCGATTTGGTTGGTCATCTTACTATCTCCATTTTTTAAGGTTTACTTAAGAGATACATCTCTCTCACCCTAAAGGGAGAGATGTCTCTCTGTAAACCGTAGAAAAAATGAGAGAGTTAGTGGGTCGGCTTTCCGTGATGCATTGCGCCATCCTCTGCCCCTGCCGTTTCCCGTGTGACTGCAGGAATAACTTGTTATTCCGAAGTTGGTGCGCGAAACTTGTGCCTGTGCGTGTGAGGCCAGCCAGCTTGTGGCAGAACAAAGAGGGAACACCTTTGGTGTTGGGGTATAGTCCGACATCGGACTTCCATGCTGTGGTTCACCTTTGGTGAAAAGTTTAATCTACGATTAAAGAATATGCATCGGCATTACAACCTTGTTGTAAATTTGTAAATTGACCCATTTACATCATGCTGAAAGCATGGCAACTGATGACATAACAGTTGTCTACAACTGAAAACTCGTTGATATGCTTACACTTTCAGTGTATTTGGTGGATTATGAGCAGAGGACTGTGTTCACCACAGCGAAACAACCTGCATAATGCGCATATTTCCACGCAGTGAAGGGGGTAGGCAGGGGCCAGTGGGGGGCGGTAGCGTATTATATACACAGAAATACACAGATTAGGAAAATCTAGTGTTAACCACAGAAGCAACTGACAATATCTATATGCATAAGTATTGTGCAATTGCCTATTATTTGTGCAGTCATAAGCTATGTGTTGCATAAATGTCACACTCTATTGCAAATAGTCGCTTGCTTCAAAAAAATGGGGGTTGACAGTGTATGAAGAATCTGGTATAATTATAGTATAACTAAACCACACTAAAGGTGTCACACTTATAACTGTTCTTATAGTTACTAATGATAAATACTTTTAACTAAGACACCTTTAGTGTATGTCTTAGTGTAAATGAAATTTTCTTGTTAAACTCACTTACACTGTAACACTTATAAGTGATACTATCTGTATCTACTTTTATTTGTGTTTTTTAAAAAAGTTCTTGACAATGGCTAAAAAATCCGTAAAACTATACACAGACAATGTTCTAGAAGCATTCTATGAAGCTATCCGTACTAATTCACTTGACCGACTTCACATTCCTCACAGTGATGTCTTCTATGTACGTAAAGCTGTAGAGGCCCACTATGGCCGACCATTCACGCTGGAACACGTAGAGTGGGCCATGCGTATGGAAGGGTGGACCGATGGGTCTGAAAACGATTCTGATAATCTGTAGCCTATACAATCCCACAATGTGTACTTTCTTTGAAGATACACGTGAGATTGGTTATACTTTTAATGACTGCGAAAGACGAGCATATGAGATACTTGAGCAAATTGAAAACACTATACCGTTTCCATACACGGCGCAGTTTACGTGCCAGCCGATACAAGGCACTTGAGCGTTACAAAGAATATAACTATTACATCTAGGGGTAAAGCAGATGGCAGTGCCAGAGCGTGTAAAGAATAAAATGAAAGAGGAAGGGCTTGCAGGTGTAAACAAACCCAAGCGCACTCCGAAGCATCCAAAGAAATCACATGCAGTGATGGCCAAAGAGGGTGATACTTACAAGTTCATTCGTTTTGGGCAACAAGGTGTGCAGGGTGCTGGTAAAAGCCCTAAGACAGCTAAAGAGAAAGCACGTAAGCGGAGTTACTATGCCCGTCACGATGCGCAAGGTAAACCGACCAGCAAGCTAAGTGCAAAATACTGGTCACATAAAGTTAAGTGGTAAGGAGAATTTAAAATGGCTGTGAAAAGCATTTTTACAAAAGCGGCAAAGAAAGCAATCTCAAAAGCAGATAAAGCTAAAATGGCACGTGAAGCTAAGAAACAAAGAAAATTGCAGGAAGACCAGACTAGGGCTGGCATGACTTCTGCAGAAAAGAAAGCTGCAGGTATTGGTGAAGAAAGCCCAGCACGTGTAATGATGGGTGAAGCTGCAAAGAAACGTTCTGGTCTGATTAATGACTATCGGCGTACTTTGAAGCAGGTTGAAGAAAACCCTAACTTAAGTGATGAGCAGCTAGAACGTGCCATGAATAAGTTGGACGACATGCGTCAAAAACTAAAAGATGCTGGCGTTGACATGTCTCAATTCAGAAAAGGTGGCGCAGTTAAAAAATCTAAAGGGCATACAGACTACCGTATGAACAAAGGTGGTCTGTTGCTTTCCTCTAAAGATAATAGGAAGAAAAAATAATGGCAAACGAAAAAGGCATTTCAGCTAACTTAAAAAACATGACAGCAAACAAACTGCTGAACATTGTAAATGATGACAAGCAACCTCAAAAGCTGCGTAAGGCAGCAGAGCGTGAACTTAGCACACGTAGCATGGCTAGTGATACCACTTCTAGCCGTATGGCAAAGGGTGGTAAGGCAAGCAAAAAAGAAAAGGTGCCTGTAATCACTATTGGTGTAGGCATGGCTGAATATAAAAAGAATGGCAAGAAAACTGAAATGGCTTATGGCGGTATGTCAAAAGGCAAGAAGCACATGTATGCTGCAGGTGGTATGGTCAAGGATAACCCCGGCCTGAAAGCACTGAAAGCTGCAAGCCCAGAAGCCTACAAAAAAATTACAGGAAAGAATGCATAGCATTGAAGCTGATATTCGCAAATGGTCACATGATTTCTTGGAAGTGCCAAATGCGAAGTTAAATGGTCTACCACCATGTCCCTACGCAAAGCAAGCGTGGATAGACAATAAAGTAAAGTTCAGTGTGAACACGGGGGTGACTGGACTACTGCAAGAAGTTGCAGAGTTTGAGTCCCACGAATATGACATAGTTGTGTGGGCATCTGAACTACTCCCTGACATATCTTATTTGGATGGTTTCTGTGACGGTGTAAACGAAGCCATGTCAATAGCTGGTCATGATATGCACTTGATGGTGTTTCATCCAGACTATGACGCAGAGGATGCGGGGCTAGACTTTCTCGTAGAGGATGGGGTCAGTGACCCTGATTTAGAATACTGCATGGTCTTTGTGCAGAAACTGTCGCTTCTTGACGATGCGGCATTAAGTCTGGAAAAGAGTGGATATTATAAGCATTTTCCAGAAGATGTGTATAACAGTCTTGTATTAGACAGACGGAGATTAAGAAATGGTAGCTAAGAAAAAAATGCGCGGCGGTGGCATGGCAAAAGTTGCCGCAAAGAAAAAGATGATGCGTGGCGGTGTTGCCAAGAAGCGTATGCGCGGTGGTGGCATGGTAAAGGCTGCAGCTAAAAAGAAGATGAGAAAGTAAACATGTCATGGCGCGACAAGGTATCGGTTCAGTTTCTCGTGAATTTAAAAAGCGGATTCGCAGACCGGGTAGGCATAAAAAGAATATCAATAAGCGTAACAAACCTAAAACCTATTTTGGTTAGATATTTAGGTTGGGGTTTGCTCTACATGGGCAAGCCCTTCACAGCTATTGGCAACTGGTTCTGGAAGAAGCACCGTGATGTACTGGATTGGGGTAACAAGTAATGGTACAGCCTATATCCTTTGATACCGCAACCGAAAGTATCTCCGTGACTGCTACAGCAGGTGGTGCAAGCAGTAATGTTGTCTACACTGTGCCGAACAACCACGACGCTACTGTGGAGTTTCTGCACATTAGTAATGGCGCAGCTTCTACAGACAACGTATCAATCCAGTGGTACCACAAAGAAGACGATGCGTACTACACCATTTTGAATGACAAGGCTATTGCTGGTAATGATGTGTACAATATGATTACATCCGACAGACTGCACCTACACGCTGGCGATAAGATTACAGCATTTAATGGTGGCGGCAGTAGTCTGGGCGTCACCATATCTGTCAAAGAATACTTTAACCCGGCCCGTAGATTATAGGAGAATAGGAGAGATGCCCCTCACACCTAAAGGACAAAAGATTAAATCCGCTATGACCAAGAAGTATGGGGAGAAAAAAGGTGAAGACATCTTCTACGCATCAGCCAACAAAGGAACAATCAAAGGCGTGGCGAAAAAACAAAAACTCAAGGCGGGTGGGTCAGTTGGAAAAGCTGGCAGCAAGGCGAAGTCTAAAACGAAGAGCAAAAGTAGAGTTAATGAAGCTGGCAACTACACTAAGCCAGCACTGAGAAAAAGATTATTTGAAAAGATTAAGGCTGGCAGCAAAGGTGGTAAGCCCGGTCAGTGGTCAGCACGTAAGGCACAGATGCTGGCACGAGAATACAAAGCTGCAGGTGGCGGCTACAAATGATATTGGACATTGAAAATATTACAAAGGGAATAGGTGTTGTTACCGCTACCCTTGCTTTAATAGGCGGTGGTTATACATTGTATGACAAGCTAGGCATTGAAGACCCCATTCTTAAATGGTCCCCGGAACATTTTGAGATTTCAAATGGCCCAGCAAACGGTGAGTTTACTGTAGTAGTAGCCCGTGAAAAATTACGTGACGATTGTTCTGTAGAAGGATTTAAGTTAGAGATACGTGACTCCAATTATATTGTTCATCCTGCTGTGCCTAGCATTGCAAAGTTCAGCGGTCCTGCTAATGACAAGGTGGATAAGTTTGGATACAAGGTTAAGCTAGAAGGACACCATGCAGATAAAGTAGCTAAAGGAAAAGCAACACTGTTAGCACACATAGAGTATCTTTGTCCTGAAGGTCCAGTCTTAGTAAATTATCCAGACCACGAAAATCTTACTTTTATAATTGAGTAAATGGAACATGTCTTTTTGCTTCTCGTATATCTTGGTGCAGGAGATGGCAGAAACTTAATAAGCAATGATATGTACTTTCGGTCCATTACTGACTGTAATTTTTTTGCTTCGGAGTTAGCTAAACGATACGGAAACTATAGATACTATTCATACATAGACCCAAAAGATAGGGTCACTGCTTACTGTATACCTAAACTCATAGACCCCAACAGCGTAAAGGTATATTAAAATGGACCCCATGAGTGCAATGGCTGCCGCTTCTGCGGCCTTTGGCGCATTGAAAAAGGGCTTTCAAGTAGGCCGCGACATTGAATCTATGGTAAGTGACCTGTCAAGATGGATGGGTGCGCTATCAGATATAGAGCAAGCGGAAAAAGAAGCAAAGAATCCGCCCATCTTCAAGAAGCTATTTGCTGGCAAATCAGTTGAGCAAGAAGCACTTGAGATTGTAATGAATAAACGTAAGCTGCAAGAGCAGCGTGACCAGTTACGCCAGCTTATTCAGTATACCTGTAAATCAGGAACGTGGGAAGAACTTATCCGAATGGAAGGTAAGATTCGCACGGAAAGACAAGAGACTCTTTACAAACAAAGAGAAAAACGTAAAAAGTTTCTTGAGTGGATTGCCATTATAGGTGCTATACTTGTTGCGGCTGCGGTGCTTATCGGTATTCTTTGGTTACTTGTGAATGGATAAAACATATGGCACTTCGCTCACCACAAAAAAGTCTTAAAGCATGGACAAAACAAAAGTGGCGCACCAAATCAGGTAAGCCCTCTGCACAGACAGGTGAAAGGTATTTGCCTGAAAAAGCAATAAAGTCCTTGACAAGCGCAGAGTATTCTGCTACAACTAAAGCAAAGAGAGAGGGAACACGTGCAGGAAAACAATTCGTACGACAGCCTAAATCTATTGCAAAAAAGACTGCACGATTTCGCAGAGGCACATAATATTAAGTTGCTTCGGGAAACATTTCCTAGTTGGGAAGACCGACTGGAAATTATTAAATCTGAAATAGAGATACAATATGTTAAACATGCTAATCGGTCCGATAGCTGATTTAGCCGGAACATGGTTAAATGGCAAGGTAGAAGAAAAGAAAGCAGAGTCTGCCACAAAGGTTGCTAAAGCAAAAGCTGAAGCAGTCATTATGGAAAAGAAAGCTACTGGTGAGATTGATTGGGATTTGGAAATGGCCAAAGGGTCTGCCAATTCGTGGAAAGACGAATGGCTTACCATTTTGTTCAGCATCCCACTTATCCTTGCCTTCATACCGGGGATGGAGAATGTTGTTCAAAACGGATTTGCCCAACTGGAAAAAATGCCTGAGTGGTATCAGTATAGTCTTGGTGTTATTGTGGCTGCTTCTTTTGGTGTTCGTAGTGCCACAAAGTTCTTTGGTAAAAAATAATGGCGGCAGAGAAAATCCTAGAGTGGAAGTTACTTCCTAGATTTATGATGCTTGTGATGACACTTATGAGTTGGCGTGTCGTAGAATGGTTTATGTCTTTGCCTGAACCTAGTGCAGCACAAGCAGGTTTAGTGTCTGTTGTTACTGGCGCAATGACAGGTGCATTTGCAGTGTGGATGAACCATGAAGGTAAACATCCGGGTCAGTCTAATCATAGGATTACGGAGTCACGCAAATGAAGTATGACAGACGCAACTTAATCACAAAGCTGATTAACCATGAGGGTATGGTTCTGAATGTGTATCAGGACTCTCTTGGGATTGATACAATCGGCATTGGTCGGAACCTAGAAGACCGGGGCATTACAGATGAGGAACTTGCTTATCTAGACTTCCCAAGCATAGATGCAGTTTATGAGCATGGGGTTACAGAAGCGGATGCCCGGTATCTTGCAGAGAATGACGTGCAGATAGTTGAAGATGAACTGTTACGTGCGCACCCTTGCGTGGACAGATTAGACTCTGTACGTCAACTTATCTTGGTAGATATGGCATTTAACATGGGTGTCCCTCGTTTGTGTAAGTTTCAAAAAATGTGGAATGCCATTCACGAAGAAGATTTTGCAAATGCAGCAAAAGAAATGCTTGACAGCAGGTGGGCAGTTCAGGTAAAATCACGTGCAGTGAAGTTGGCAAACGCCATGCACAATGGAGAGTTTTAATGGCAAGACAACTAACAGAAAAGCAGCAGAAGTTTCTTGACGTATTGTTTGATGAAGCAGGTGGCGATATGGCTACAGCCAAAAGGCTGGCTGGGTATGCTGAGACTTCAAATACAACTGAAATTGTGAAGGGTATTAAAGAAGAAATTCTTGAGGCCACGCAAATGTATATGGCTCGTAATGCTCCGAAAGCAGCAATGGCAATGACCGGCGCACTATACGACCCAACTGAACTTGGCATTCGTGATAAAATGTCTGCCGCCAAAGAACTGCTTGACCGGGTAGGTCTTGTAAAGACAGAGAAGATGCAGGTAGAGGCAAGTGGTGGTGTGATGCTTATGCCGCCTAAAGCTGCTGTAGAGGATGATGACTAATGGCTATTTCAAAGGTATTAAAGGCCGCACTTAAAACTGCAAAACCTGTTTCAAAAACAAAACAACAACAGGCGGAAAGACTTTTTAAAAAACATCAAAAAGGTTCTTTGACTGCTAGAGAAGTTGAAAAAGAATTAAATAATTTAGGTCTTCAATCTGCAAGTCCATACACGGAAAGTAAAAGTATAGGCATGTATCAATTACGTCCAAAAGGAGCAAACCCTAATACTACAGAAAATACAATTCTAATGGACCTAAGAAAAAAAGATAAACGAAAAAGAAAATGACACGTAGCGTAGGCAAATGGAAATTACCACAGCCAACAGACATTAAAGAAGAAAACGAATGGGTGCAGATACCTCGCATTGCAAGGACTGTACCTTTTGGCTATAAACAAAACGAAGAAGACCCCGACATTCTTGACCCCATTAAAGTTGAATTAGACTTACTTGAAAAAGCAAGACAGCATGTAAATCAATATTCCTATCGTGAAGTTGCTAATTGGTTAAGTGCTAACAGCGGTAGATACATATCTCATGTGGGATTAAGGAAACGGTTAAGTAATGAGCGACAGCGTAAGAACCAAGCTAGAAGCCTCCGCAAGTGGGCAGAATATGCGCAAACGGCAATCGCCAAAGCGCAGAAGATTGAAGAAGCAAGAACAGGCGCAACCAAAGCCAGCGGTTGAGGTACGTGAAACAGTTTCATACGAAACGTCCTCTATTGAAGAACATGCAAATGTTTTGTTCAAACCCAACCCCGGTCCACAAACTGAATTTCTCGCAGCAAGCGAAAGAGAAGTTTTATATGGTGGCAGTGCTGGTGGTGGTAAGTCTTATGCTATGCTTGCAGACCCACTCCGTTATATGGGCCATCCGCAATTTAGCGGCCTTCTATTGCGACACACAACTGAAGAGTTGCGAGAACTGATATTTAAGTCGCAGGAGTTGTACCCTAAAATCTGGCCCGGTATTAAGTGGTCAGAGAGAAAGATGCAGTGGACCGCGCCATCTGGCGCAAGGTTGTGGATGTCCTATCTTGACCGCGATGAGGATGTCTTGCGTTATCAGGGTCTAGCATTTAGCTGGATAGGCTTTGACGAATTGACACAATGGGCCACACCATATGCATGGAATTACATGCGAAGTCGTCTACGGTCCACTGCACCAGACCTGCCTATCTTTATGAGGGCAACTACAAACCCCGGTGGAAGAGGGCATCACTGGGTAAAGAAAATGTTTATTGACCCAGCACCATATAATAGGCCGTTTGATGCAACCGATATTGAAACAGGAGAAGTCCTCAAATACCCAGCCGGACATGCCAAAGCCGGTAAATCCCTGTTCAAAAGAAAGTTCATTCCGGCGAGACTATCTGACAATCCATATTTGGCAGAGGCTGGCGATTACGAAGCAATGCTTCTTTCCCTACCAGAACAACAGCGGCGACAGCTTCTTGAAGGTGATTGGGATATTAAAGAAGGTGCGGCCTTTACAGAGTTTGATAGGAATATTCACGTTATTGAGCCTTTCCGTATTCCTAACAATTGGGTTAAGTTTAGGGCTGCTGATTACGGGTATGGGTCTTTTTCTGGCGTTCTGTGGTTTGCTGTATCACCATCTGAACAACTCGTTGTCTACCGCGAACTTTATGTTTCAAAGGTACTTGCCACAGATTTGGCAGATATGATTTTAGATTTGGAAGCAGAAGATGGAAATATTAAGTATGGTGTTTTGGACAGTTCTCTTTGGCACAAGCGTGGTGACACTGGTCCTTCTCTTGCAGAGCAGATGATAATGAAAGGCTGTCGATGGAGACCATCAGACAGAAGTAAAGGCAGTAGGGTATCAGGTAAAAACGAAATACACCGCAGACTGCAGATAGATGAATACACAGAGGAACCTAGACTTGTCTTCTTTAATAATTGCACGAATATTATATCCCAGCTACCAGCCCTCCCGATTGACAAAAGAAATCCAGAGGATATTGACACGCATTCGGAAGACCACTTGTATGATGCGTTAAGATATGGTATAATGTCACGACCACGCTTTAGCATATTTGATTATGACCCAATGGGAAGACCAAGCGTAGGTAAACAAGTTGCAGATGCAACATTTGGATATTAAGGAAAAAGCACATGGCAGAAGATGAAATCATGATGGAAGACGATGCAATCGCTCTTGAGGACGCAGAAGATTCTATAGTAGAGGACGCTGACGTATCGGGCATTGTTCCGTTTGTTCTTGAAAAATACAATCGTGCTGAAGATTATCGTTATCAAGATGAAGAACGCTGGCTAAAAGCATATCGTAACTATCGTGGTTTGTATGGACCAGATGTTCAGTTTACTGAAGTAGAAAAGTCTCGTGTCTTTATTAAAGTAACTAAGACGAAGACACTAGCAGCATATGGCCAGATTGTTGATGTGCTGTTTGCAAACAATAAGTTTCCTCTTTCTATTGACCCAACTGAACTGCCAGAAGGTGTAGAGGCAGATGTAAACTTTGACCCGCAGATGCCGGATGAAGTTCGCAATGAATTGGAAAGCCCGTATGGTTTTGCTGGCGATGGGCAGGACTTGCCGCCGGGTGCTACATCTAAAACACTAATGGAACGTCTAGGTTCTCTGCGTGATAAACTTGCACCTGTAGAGGACAAACTGCAAAAGGGTCCGGGGACTACTCCAACTGCAATTACATTTAGCCCTGCTGAAATTGCAGCAAAGAAAATGGAAAAGAAAATCCAAGACCAGTTGCAGGAGTCTAATGCCAGCAAGTATCTGCGTAGCACAGCATTTGAGATGGCATTGTTTGGCACAGGTGTAATGAAGGGTCCGTTTGCTGTGGACAAAGAGTATCCGAACTGGAATGAAGACGGTGAGTATGACCCCGTGTTTAAAACTGTTCCGCAGATTTCTCATGTGTCTGTGTGGAACTTTTATCCAGACCCAGATGCAAACAACATGGATGAAGCACAGTTTGTGATTGAGCGTCATAAACTGTCACGAACACAGCTTCGCGCACTGAAGAAACGTCCTTACTTCCGTAGTAATGTTATTGACGAAGCAATTCAACTTGGTGAAAACTACAACAAGAAGTATTGGGAAGATGATTTGGAAGACTATGCACCAGAGCATGGTGTAGAGCGTTTTGAGGTGCTTGAGTATTGGGGTATGGTTGATACCGAAATGCTGCGCGAACAGAACGTAGAAATTCCCAGCGAGTTTGATGACTTTGATGAATTGCAAGCAAATGTGTGGATTTGTAACGGCAAGCTGTTGCGCATGGTGCTTAACCCATTTAAGCCAGCAGTTATTCCTTACATGGCTGCACCATACGAACTAAATCCTTATTCCTTCTTTGGTATTGGTCTTGCAGAAAACATGGACGATACGCAGACACTGATGAATGGTTTCATGCGTATGGCTGTTGACAATGCCGTGCTGTCAGGTAACTTGCTCATTGAAGTAGATGAGACTAACCTTGTGCCGGGACAAGACCTTACTGTGTATCCGGGCAAAGTATTCCGCAGACAGGGCGGCGCACCGGGCCAAGCTATCTTTGGCACAAAGTATCCTAACGTGTCTAGTGAGAACATGATGATGTTTGATAAGGCACGACAGCTTGCAGATGAAAGCACAGGTTTCCCATCATTCGCACATGGACAGACTGGTGTAACAGGCGTAGGCCGGACAGCCAGCGGCATCTCAATGCTAATGGGTGCTGCACAAGGCTCCATCAAAAATGTTATCAAGAATGTAGATGACTATCTGCTCAAGCCACTAGGTGAAGGGCTGTTCCGTTTTAATATGCAGTTTGACTTTGACGCAAATATCAAAGGCGACTTGGAAGTTAAAGCACGTGGAACAGAAAGTCTGATGGCCAATGAAGTGCGCAGCCAGCGTCTCATGCAGTTCTTGCAGATTGCAAGTAATCCAGCACTGGCTCCATTTGCTAAGTTCCCTTACATTATTCGTGAGATTGCAAAAGCAATGGACCTTGACCCCGACAAAGTAACTAACAATATGAATGATGCCGCTATCCAAGCAGAGATACTGAAAGGTATGCAAGCGGCATTGCCACAAGAACAGCAAGCTGGTGAAGCACCTGCAGGAGCAGATGCAATGGACCCAACTGGTGCTGGTGGCGGAACCATAGGAACAGGTCAAGTTCCAACTCCGGGTGAACAAGGATTTAGTGGAAATGGACAGGAACAAACTAATCAGCCGACTCAAGCCAATGGTGGGCAACAACCGCCAATGGGAAGCATTCAGTGATTATCTGGATGACACAATTACACAGTATCACAAAACACTAGAGCAGTCGGACGACACAGTTACATTGCATCGTTCTCAAGGCGCAGTAGCTG